ATGCTTTCAATTACCTCGTACTGCTTAAGGTCGTCATAGTTGAGTGACTTGTGGCAAATAGCCCAAATCATCTTGCACATCTTTTCGGTTGCCATGTTTGCACCGGTTGATTGTCCAGCCGCCTTAGCAACCTTTGACTTAAAATCACTAGCAGGTTTTTCGCTAGACTTTGACTGAGTGCTTGTATTGGGCTGAGACTGAGAAGCGGCGTTGCCGTCATCGTCTTCATCTGCAACCAGACCCAAAACGCTCATGTATGAATAACGACGAGCATAAGTCGTTGCACTACCCTGAGCCTGAGGCGTTATAAAACCATTCTTGTCCGGAACCAAGTGCAACTTCATTGAGTATGAAATGTACTGACCTGATTCATGGATGAGGTGCGTAATAAGAGCATCACTACCATCTTCGGTATATGTGATGAATTGGCTAACTGCCAAACCATTCTTGGCAAGAATTGGGGTAGCCGCCGCTACTACTTCGGGCAAAGCCGCGTACTTGCTGTTGAAGAACGGGTTGTTTGATGACTTGGGAATTGCTGAGAACTCCCCTTGTGCTTTAACTAAAGCGGAAGCGAGTTCGTTAATTTCAACACTCTGCATTTTAATTCCTTTCTATTGTGGTGACCATCTTGGCGGTCAAAAACATTGTAGCACAGCAAACTTTATTTGTCAAGTTCACTATTTTCTTTTCTAGTTTGAATCAAACGAAGATTACTGGAACTGTAGACCCTTGAATCTGAAGTGTAATACCTGTAATCGCCATTTTCGTAAATGGTAATTGCGTCAATACGAAAAACAACCCTTGATGGCAAATGTTCAACAATGTCGCCTGGCCAAAATGGAATTGATAAATTTTCATTCATTACTTAACCGCCCTTAAAGTGCGAGCGCCAGGACGGACCTTCTTGAAACGCTCAAAGATTTCAGGTGCTTCAGACTTAAGTCGGTCTGTGTCAAGGGATTCAACGTCTTTGCTTGCCTTGTACGAAAGAATTGCCTTACCGTTAACAGTGGCAAATTCAGCATCACCAATCAATTCAAGAATGCGAGCACGCAAAGCCTTTCGAACCTTGTCCGCTTCTTCGGCTTCCTGCTTTGCTTGGCTAAAAGCCTCCCAAAGGCCATACAGTTCTGTGCCACCTTCGTAGCCCTTGCCTTCCTCATGGCGTGGATAGCGTTGCTGAAGTGCTGATTCGGTTGCATCAGAACCGTCAACTTCAGGAGCAATGCCGAACTTGACGCAATCCCAGAACTGTTGCTCTGCAATGACCATGTTTTCGGCGATGTTCTCGTCCCATGGCATTTCACGAACCTGAAGTCCGGAGCCACCGACCAATGCTGAAAAAACAACAGACTTCCATCCGGTGACAACTCCGTAGTGGTATCCCTGAAGCATGTAACTTTCAGGAATTTTGTCACCCGCCCAAGATGCTGGGTTTCCAGGACTTGCAATACCAGCAGTCTTTACTTCAAGAATGCCGAGGACACCACTTGGTTCTTCAACGCTACGCCAGTCAGTTACAACTCCCGCAGGAAATTGCTCGCTGGGCTCAACAATAAGAAAGTCAAGGTTGGCAAACATGAACTCAAGACCTTCTTCTTGAGATACAAGAATCACAGGCCATTCAACAACTGCCTTGTTGTAGTCCTCGGCGTATCCTTCTGCAACGATTCGCTCTAAACGGTGACCCCACTTGGTTGCTTCGTTTCCAACAAAATCACGCTCTACAATGCCAGACTTCTCAGCCCACAAAGCGTAAGCGGACTTGTAATTGTTCACTCCACAAACGGTGCCTGCATCAGACCCACCAATACCGCCCTCACGAGCCTTGAGCCATTCTTCTTCGGTCATATCCCACACTGGTATTACTTTTACATTATTCATTACTATCCTTTCAATTTTATTGTTCGAGCCACATTGTCTTGGAAATCAATCAATCCTGATTCCCGCAAATCCCGACACACCCCAAACACCGTGCCGAGTGAAACCCCAGTCATCAAAGAAAGGTCACGGTAACTGGGACCGTAAGCGTGACCCTTATACCAATCTTCAATCGCTTTGATAATTAACTTCTCGTTTTCTACCTTAGCATTAATCTTCGTCATTGTCAACACCTACTTCAATGTTTTTTCCTGCCAACTTAATTACCTCGGCGTAAATTTCGTCGTAAAGTTCTGGCGATTCCTCAATGCGTGCCTTTGCCTTGTTTCTTCCGTTAGCAAACTGCTCGCCACCGTAGTAAATCCAAGCGCCAGCCTGTCGAAGAATGCCAAAGTCAATGGCGCAGTCCAACAAAGCGTTTGCCTTTGGAACGCCGACACCGTATTCAAGGTCAAACTCTGCTTGCTTGAAAGGTGGCGCAACCTTGTTCTTTACAACCTTGACACGGGTGCGGTTGGCTGTTGCTTCGTCACCCTTCTTAATTGTCTGAATACGGCGAATGTCTAGTCGAACAGAAGCCGCATAGCCCAAAGACTTTCCACCAGGTGTGTATTCGCTAGGTCCATACATCTTTCCAATAGATTCACGCAGTTGGTTAATAAAGATGACAATGGTTCCGGTCTTAGAAGCCGCACCTGTAATCTTGCGCATTGCCTGACCAACGATTCTTGGTTGTAGACCAACGTGTGCATCTCCCATTTCGCCTTCAAGTTCGGCTCGTGGAACCAAAGCGGCTACAGAGTCAATGACAACAACTGCAACCTCACCGCTATTTGTCAAACGAATAGCCATTTCAAGAGCCTGCTCAGCATTGTTTGGCTGGGCAAAAATCAGGGAAGGAACGTCAACCCCAATAGCCTCTGCGTAAATAGGGTCAAATGCGTGTTCAACGTCAATGTAAGCACACACCATCCCAAGAGCCTGGGCTTCTGCAATCGAGTGCAATGAAAGCGTAGACTTACCACTTGATGGCGGACCGTACATTTCGATGATACGACCCTTAGGAAGACCACCTACGCCCAAAGCCATGTCCAATGGGAGAATACCAGTAGGGATTACCTCAACCGGCACAACGTCCGATGCGTCTAGGCGCATAATAGAGCCAGCCCCAAATTGCTTGTTAATGTCGCTAATAATTGACTCTAGTGAGTCGCTTTTGGCGGATGTTTTCTTTGCCATTTCATTCCTTTCGAAGAATGACCACATTATAGATGAACGAATGTTTAAAGTCAAGGCACAATCGCTATTGACTTTTGAGGGCTAGTAATGTATAATGGTTTTAATGACGACTACAATTAACAAAAAGAACTATGCTTGGTTAGAAGGCAAAGTCATTTACCTAAACAGTAAATTCAGCCTTGACCTGGTGAACGACGTACGAATGATTAAGGGTCGTCAATGGGACGCCCACAACAAACTCAACTCGTTTCCACTCTCATCAATTGATGAGTTCAGGGAATTTGCTAGCAAATGGGGGATTGAACTTGCCCCAGAGTTAATGAGTGCCGAGCGATACGAAACGGGACCTCTGGGCGAAGGTATGAAGCAACTCGAACTTGACGGCGACAAGGTGCGCATCTCTTTTGAGTACAGCCCAGAGATGATTACTTCAGTGCGTGCCTTTATTCCTAGCGCCAGATGGAGCATCAAGGAAAGGGTTTGGCTTGCCCCGTTGAACGACATTATGCAGGTTATGCGGTTTGCTTTCCAGTTCCGTCTCACAATGTCACAAGAGGTCGTAGATGTTGCCCGTGAGATAACCGAGCGTGCCAATAAGTTGCGTGAGGCATCCGAGGCGCTCCACGGCGAAGTTCATATTGAAGACATAGCAATCCCGTTGCTTCCCTATCAGCAGGCGGGTGTTTCCTACATCAAGACCGTTCGCAAGGGGATTATTGGAGACCAGCCTGGACTAGGTAAGACTGCTCAGGCTATCGCTACAGTCGCATCTGAAAGAGCCTTTCCAGCAGTAGTGGTTTGTCCTAATACTTTAAAAATTAATTGGCAACGGGAGATTAAAAAATTTTTTCCGAAAATAAGGGTATCCATACTTACCGGTGGCAAGTCTGTCGAAATCGAAGAATCGGACGTAATTGTCGTTAATTATGACATTCTTTATAACCGTAATGATGACATCATTCAGCACGGATTTAAGTCTTTGATTGTTGATGAATCTCATGCTATTAAAAATGGGCAAAAGAAGCATGTCTGCCCGGAGTGTGGGAGTGCAGTTCGTTCGAACAGTGTGAACTGTGGTGGTTGTGGTTCCCGCGGAATTTCTCCAATGGAGACGTGGACGGTTAAGCGAACCGCTGCTGTTATGCGTTTAGCGAAGATGCTCGGTCCCGATGACTTTACGATTCTTCTTACCGGTACTCCGATTACTAATCGTCCCGATGAACTTATTCCGCAACTGGAAGCGATTGGTCGACTAGACCACTTTGGGGGTGCCTGGAAATTCAAAAATCGATATGCGCCACAGCGCAATACGGCTCTGAATACCCAGGAACTGAACAACAAACTCCGAGAGATGTGCTTTGTGCGTCGTAACAAGAGCGACGTGTATGGCGAACTGCCACCGCTTCGTAACGCTGTTCAGTATCTGTCCATTGACGAGAAGTTGATGAAGGACTACAAGACCGTTGAAGCAGATGCTGTTGAATACTTTGCCCAAAAAGCAAGAGAGATTGCCGAAGAAGAAGGTAGTGACGGCACTTCTGCTTACTGGGAGAAGAAGATTGCTTTGGACAACGCTCGCAACCTGATTCGCATTACTGCTTTGCGTGACAGCGTATCCAAGATTAAGTTGAGTGCCGTTACTGAATGGCTTGACAACTTCCTTGAATCCAGCGAAGACGAGAAGGTTATTGTTTTTGCAGAACACATTGCTATGGTCGAGGCTTTGTTTGACCGCTACAAGGAAGTGGCAGTGAAGATTCGTGGTGGTGTTTCGGTTGAAGACCGCCAGAAGGCTGTTGACAGTTTCCAGAACGACCCTAAATGCAGGGTGTTCGTAGCCAACATGACTTCAGCCAGCGAAGGATTGACCTTGACCGCTGCTTCTGACGTTGTGTTTTGCGAACTTGGCTGGACGCCAGCAATCCATGAACAGTGCGTTAGCCGATGCTATGGTCGTATTAACGACATGCACGGTGCTACTGCTTGGTATTTGCTAGCACCGCAGACCATTGACGAAGACATTTACGGATTGCTTGAAAACAAGCGCAAAATCGTCAATGCCGTTACCGATGGCGAAGACGTGGTTGATGATGGTAGTCTCATCACCGACCTTGTTAAGACACTTGCAGGAAGGGGAATGAACAAGTGAACGAAGTAGTGGGAATTAAGGGATTTGTCTACACAACTATCCCTGAGTGGATTCTGGATGCTGACATTAGCCCATATTCAGTCAGGCTATTTGGCGTTCTTAGCCGATACATTGGGAGCAACGAGGCGGCTTGGCCTTCACGCAGGCTTCTAGCCGAGCGTATGCACTGCTCCATTGACAGGGTTGATGATTCCGTTAAGGAATTGACCTCTATTGGCGCAATTGTGACCGATAAGCGCAAGCGACCAGACGGTTCATACTCAAGCAATTTGTACTACATGTGGCCGTCAATTCCTGAGGGGGTAGCCGCTAAAACACCCCTAGGTAGCCGCCAATCTCCTATAGGGGTAGCCGCCAATCTCCTACAACATGAAAGAACATTAATAGAAAGAACATTAGAGAAAGATATATCTCGTAGCAACGAGAAGAAGAAGA